GGACGACTTTGGCCGTGGGTGGACACTTCGCGTGTCCTCCGTCGAGCGTCAGGCCAGCATGATGGCAAACACCGCCTGAAGGTGTTAATCTGCGCGCAACGCGGGGTGTGGCATGACGACAGGCTTGAGCTATGACGGGACGGTGGCTGGCACGACCAGCTACGTCACCCAGATCGCCACGATGGCGGTCGTTGAGGAGACGGATCCCGCCTTCCAAACGATCTTGCCCCAGATGATCACTTATGCGGAAAACCGCATGTATCGTGACATCGACTTCATGTTCACGTCCACGTCCCTGCACGGGGCAAGCTTTATCTTGACGCCCGGCAATCGCAATCTCTCATTCAACATCAAACTGTCCAGCAACAGCGACAGCTCTGAGGGTACGTTCGTTGTCAGCGAGCAAATCAACCTACTGACCGATGCGAGCGGCAACGCTGCGGCGACGACGAACCCCGACGCCTGCGTGCGGACGCCGCTCCTGCCGACGACGAAAGAGTTCCTTGACGCGGTTTATGGTTCGTCCCTCGCGGCAAACCGTGGCAAGCCGATGTATTTTGTTCCGTTCAACGAGACGCTCTTCTTCGTCGGGCCGGTGCCGGATCAGGCGTACCCGGTCGAGGTGGTCGGGACGTATCGCCCCAACAGCTTGTCCGCGACGAACAAGACGACCTTCATCAGCCTCTATCTGCCCGAGACCCTAATCATGGCCTCAATGATCTACATCAGCGCCTACCAGCGCAACTTTGGCCGGGCGAACGACGACCCGCAGATGGCGATGACCTACGAGAGCCAGTATCAGGCCCTCCTTAAAAGTGCCGTCGTGGAAGAGGCCCGCAAAAAGTTTGACGCTGCCGGTTGGTCATCGCAGTCGCCCGCCACCGTCGCCACGCCGTCGAGGTAGGCCATGCCACATCAGGCACTCAAGCTCATCGCAGGCGTCGATCAAAACAAGACGCCAACCCTCAATGAGGCGGCGATCTCTTATTCGAACCTTATTCGTTTTATCCCAGACCGAAACAATGTCGGCTTGGTGCAGAAGCTTGGCGGCTGGACGCAGTTCTTTACGAACCCCATTGGCTCCGTTGTCAGGTGCCTCATAGCGTGGGAAGACATCAACGCAAATGCGTGGTTGGGCGTCGGTGCCGAGGCGTCCTTAAACGTCATCACTAAAGGGGGTCTGAAAAACATCACGCCGCAGACGACGACTGCAAACGTGGCCGTGTCTTTCACAACAACGACTGGGGCCACCGGCAATATCGTGACCGTAAATGCGACGGGCAGCAACCTTGATCAATTTGATACCGTAGACATCCAGACGCAAGTTAGTGTCGGTGGGCTTGTTCTATTTGGCACATACCCCGTCATTCTGGTCAGCGCAAACCAGTTCCAAATACGGGCCACAAACATTTTTGGCGAACCGCAATATGCCACATCGGCGGTTACGGCTGGCGGATCTTTGGCATCATTTGCCTTTGCAAGCGGCTTCCCGACAGTCACCGTGACGCTGGCCGATCATGGCCTTGCGGCAGGCAGCACTTTCCCGGTCCTTGTCCCCCTGCTAGCCGGGAGCGTGACAATCTTTGGGAATTACGTAGTTTCGTCGGTCACCTCAACGAGCGTCTTCGTTATTAACGCCTCCACTGCTGCCTCAACGACGCCCACGCTGACAGCTTCCGGCAACGGCACGACCGCAACGCTCACCTACCCCACGACCTACACAATACCCGTTGGCAGTACGATTGTGGTCGCTGGCGTCACGCCGGGCGGCTACAACGGGACGTTCACTGTGACTGCCTCATCGGCTGGCAGTGTGTCCTACACCAACGCGACGACTGGCGCTCAGACTGTCGCAGGGACTATCTTAGTCAGTGTTGCCAAGGAAAACGGCGGCAATGCCCGTTTTATCTACTACAACGGCATTGGTGCTATCCCCGCCAACTCGGGCTATGGCGTCGGCGGCTACGGCAGCGGCGGCTACGGATCAGGCATCCCTCCATCGTCGGGCACAGGCACACCCATTACGACTACTGATTGGACGCTCGACAATTGGGGCGAGACGCTTATTTCGTGCCCCCTCAACGGGCCGATTTATGAGTGGACACCAACGGAAAACAACCCCGTCGCGACAATTATTCCCGCCGCGCCCCTTGTCAATCAGGGCATGTTTATCGCCATGCCGCAGCGTCAAGTCATTGCGTGGGGCTCAACCTTTAACGGCATTGAGGATCCTCTCCTTATCCGCTGGTGCGACGTCAATGACTACTCGTCGTGGATCCCACTGATTACGAACCAAGCGGGCTCCTACCGCATCCCCAAGGGGTCGCGGATTGTCCAGTGCATTCAGGCGGCGCAGCAGGCCCTGATTTGGACGGACCTCGGCGTCTGGGCTATGCAGTACGTTGGCCAGCCCTACATCTACCAGTTCAACGAACTCGGCACGGGCTGCGGCCTGATCGGGCGCAAGGCGTCCGCGTCTATGGGCGGCGTGGTCTATTGGATGGGTCAGAGCCAGTTTTACATGCTCTCCGGATCCGGCGTCGAGCCGATTATGTGCCCCGTTTGGGACGTTATTTTCCAAGATTTGGACACTAACAACCTCGATAAGATCAGAATTGCCCCAAACTCGCGTTTTAACGAGATCTCGTGGTTCTACCCGACAAAGGGCAACGGCGGCGAAATAAATGCGTATGTGAAGTACAACATCGGCCTCAAACAGTGGGACTATGGGGATCTCTCGCGCACCGCGTGGATCAATGAGAGCGTCCTCGGGCCACCCATTGGGGCGGGCGTTCTGCCCGGCGGCACTGGCAATTTCATTGTCCAGCACGAGACATCGACGGACGGCGTCAACGCATCGAATGAGGCCGAGCCGATCATGGCCAGCTTCCAGACGGGCTACTTCGCCCTGACCGAGGCTGACGTGAAAATGTTCATTGATCAGGTCTGGCCTGACATGAAGTGGGGCTACTTTGGTGGGTCGCAAAATGCGACAGTGCAATTGACCTTCTACGCCACCGACTATCCCGGCTCGACGCCCTACACCTACGGCCCCTACAGCCTGACGCAGGGAACCGAGTTCATCACGCCCCGCTTCCGTGGACGTCTGGTGTCGATCAAGATTGAGAGCCAAGACCTCGGGTCGTTCTGGCGACTTGGATGCATGCGTTACCGCATTGCGCAAGATGGGAAATACTGATGCCCGCATCGCTTGATGACATCCTAACAGTCCAAAAGAACGGCGTCGTTGCCGTCAATACGCTTGGTCAGGCCACCCTCCGGAGCCTCGGCACAACCACGTCAGCGACCGTCACGGCGGCGACACTTGTTGTCACCGGCAAGGGCTACCTCGTGAGCGTCGCCGTCGTGGTCGCGGGCAGCGCCTCCGGCCTCGTCTCCAATTACACGGCAGCGACCTCAGTCCCGGCGTCAACTGCCCTCATGGCCACGCCGACTACGGTGGGCGTCTACCGCGCCGGTCAGGTCTTCACGAGCGGCCTCGTCATCACGCCCGGCACCGGGCAATCCATCAACGTCACCTACTCGCTGGGATAAGCCATGCCGCTCAAGAAGGGACACTCCCAGAGGACTATCAGCGCCAACATCGGCGAACTTGTCGGCTCGGGCCGCCCGCAGAAGCAGGCGGTCGCCATCGCGCTTAATACTGCGCGCAAGGCGAAGGCGGGCGGCGGCCCCCTCAAAGCGTCAGAAAAGCCGCAAGAAGTCAGCCAACTCCACGTCGGGCCGATCCACAGCCCCGTCGCCGGGCGCACGGATCACCTGCCGATGCACGTCGCGTCGGGATCCTACGTGCTTCCCGCAGACATCGTCTCCTCCCTCGGCGAGGGCAACACGATGGCGGGCTTCCGCGCGGTCAAGATGATGTTCAAGAACGCACCGGCGGGCGCATACGCGCAGGGCGGCCATGTGGGCAACCCCGTCCCGATTGTTGCCGCCGGTGGCGAATATGTGCTGTCTCCGGACGAGGTTATATGGTCCGGCGGGGGGGACCTCGACACTGGCCACAGGGCTCTCGACAATTTCGTTAACGGCACGCGCGCCGAGTTGATCAAGACGCTGAAGGCCCTACCCGGGCCACGCAAAGACTGAGGGGTCTTAAATGCCGCATGATGATCTGAAGGTGTGGGTGGGGAAGCCCGAAGATATCGACGACATGATGGAGCTGGCCCTGCTGGCGTGCGCCGAGAATGGCTTTGTGGATCCGAACCCCCTCCGCCTACTGGGCGAGCTTTGGCCCGCCCTGAACCGCGAAAAGGGCATCGTCGGCATGGTTGGCGTGCCCGGTGAGAAACTGCAAGGCGCGATCCTTTTGAGGATTGGCCAAATCTGGTATAGTGATCAGGAAATTCTGGAGGAGCGGGCCGTGTTCATCCACCCCGAATACCGTGCGACGAAGGGTGGACGGGCGCGCAAGCTTTGCGACTTCAGCAAAAAGGTCGCAGACGAGCTGGGCCTGCCCCTGACAATTGGCGTTCTTTCGAACCAGCGCACTTCTGGCAAGATCCGCATGTACGAACGCATCTTCGGTGCCCCGGCTGGGGCATACTTCCTTTACGGAACCCGCACAGGCGCAGCGCAAGCTGCCGAATAAAGACTGAGGAACTCAATATGGGCGGCGGCGGAAAAGGCTCTACACAGACCACGCAGACGATGCAGATCCCGCCGGAGGTCATGGCGAGATACAATGCAGTCAATGCGCGTGCCGAGAAAGTCGCCCAAACACC